AGAGAATTATTTACATTTAAGAGAGCAAGTTGATTTTGTCTGAGCGCAGCGGTAGTATCATCAGCACCTGCCTGTTGCGGAGTTCTACCTAAAAAGGTATATGGTGATAATCTACCTCGTATTGCCTCAGCCATTTAGTTCTGCTTGCTTTTGCTTTAGATTCTCTTCCTCAATAAACTGTTGGAGAAGAGTAAGATAAACTTCCCTTTCCCAAGGTATCATATTTTCAAGTTCTGTCAAAGAGTATTTATGATGCTGCATCAAGGCAAAATTCACTTTGAAGTATGACTCAAGGTCTTCATGAGCCATACTCACCCGAAAAAAGCAGTCAAACCCTCCAAAACAATCTCATTGTCAACACCAGTATTGGGATTTTTTACATTAACCGTGTGTGACAGTTTTGGCATGGTCTCAAAGAAGATTTCAATCTCTTTGAACTGCTTGGAACTCAACTGTTCCAAAAACTGCGTCAACTCTTTCTTTGTGCAATCAGCAGCAGACCAAGATTCTTCTTCAGAATACACTTGCTCTACACAAGAAGCAATCAAATCAAAAGTATTATCGACAGTAATATCTTGACCGCCAAAATTATTCTTGATAAATTCATCAACAGATGGATACTTCATACGAAGAATCAAATCATCATCAAGTTTAATATCTCTACTATGGTTCTTACCTTTTTGTACTTTAATATCATCCAAGTTGATAGATGTTGGTACTTGAGTTACTCCATCATCGGGACAAGTGACCATCACTTCAACTTCTTCACCAACAGATTTACCTCTGATGTTGAGGAAGAGATACTCAATGTCAAAAGTAGAGAGTTGGTCTACCTTGACTCCACGAGTGATAATACAACTGGAGATAACTTCTTTGATTGCATTTGTAATTTGTTTCTCATCCTCGCTTTCCATGGCGATGATGAGAATTTTTTCTTCTTTGACTAGAAATGGTCTATATTTAATTTTCTTTCCAGTCGAAGGTAATTCCAACTCATATGTTGGCGTAGAGATTTTTGGTAAAGGCATAACGACCCAAAAAGTTCAGATATGATTATTTATTATGCTCCACCAAAATCTTTTAAGGTAATTACATCAGGAAGAGTAACATCTCTTCCGTTGATATCAATAACTCTATTTGGATTGTATTCACCTTCACCCAACCCAGCTCTAGCCGCTCTGTTTAAATCACTTCCAGGATCGTTAAATGAACCAGATAAAGTTCCAAGTTTATTGTTATCAGTTCCTCTACGAACTGAGTAACTATCAAACTTACCAGCAATGTATCTGTCGAAACTAAAAGTAGCAGTTGCCTTCAATACTTCAGAACTATCATACTTGACTGTTGTTGATGATAAATCAATCGGGAACATACCATAGAATGTATATTCTATTTCTTCTTTATAGTCTCTGTCAAATTTAATAATTTTAGTTTGGTTTGACTTATAAGAATCTGGATATTCCATTCTGTAGTAATATCCAGCGTCACTTTGATTCTGTCCAGAACCATTGCCGATAAACTCCATCCAATGATCCAAGAACTTCAGAGTCTTATACTCATTGTCAACATAAAATTCTAGTTGAATCTGAGTGAAGAGTCTGGTATGTGCCATCTTCTCCGACACACCCATAAAGTTACCAACAATATCGGCAGTAGCAAGTCTACTACCAGGAAGAACTGCATTGTAACAGAGAAGACCAGAAGTCTCTGTGATAAATCTATATCCAACTCCACGCACATTCAGATGTTGCCTTAGTGATGTAGGAAGTCCAGAAAATATCACTTGATAGTGTGATGTTTGTGCCAGATTAGACAGTGTTGGTTTGAAATCAGATATTCTACGGGGTCTTACCACTCTAAATACCTTATACGAGTCTTACATTATTAAGTATTTAGATGGCATATAAAGGAAAATATCAACCTTCTAATCCAAAGAAATACAAAGGCGACCCAACCAATATTATTTACCGCTCTCTTTGGGAGCGCAAAATGATGAGATATTGTGACCTCAATGAAAATATTTTAGAATGGCAGTCAGAAGAATTCTGTATTCCCTATCGCTCACCAATAGACAATAGAGTTCATAGGTATTTTCCAGATTTCTTTATCAAATATAGAGATGCTGATGGAAGAATTAAGTCTTCCCTGATTGAAGTAAAACCTTTGAGACAAACTACACCTCCACCAAAACCAAAGAGACAAACACAAGGTTACATTCGTGAGGCATATGAGTATGCTAAAAACCAGGCAAAGTGGGAAGCAGCAAAGGAATGGTGTCTTGATAGAGGTTTTGAGTTCAGAGTCTTTACTGAGAAAGAATTAGGTATCAAATAATGCCTAGAAAGACAGTCAAGCAACAAAAAACAAAAAGACCCACAGATACGGATACAAATGTAAACCGAGTCCGTGGGATAAGTGACAGTATTATTGGTATCAAAGATCCCGATGATATTATGGTAGAACTAATATCAGTTCTAGACGAAGGACCAAAGATACCTGAAGCGGGTAAAATTTACATCTTTATATACAATGCAAAGACCACACAAATAAACTACGACCAAAACCCTTTCGTTGCCGTGACTGATATATTTGCTTGGGGTTTCCGTGGATTGAACTTCCACTGGAATGAAACTAAACAATATACTTGGAATGAAGTCGCTGGAGGACTTTATGAAGTCTATCCATCAGAGGTAAAAGATTTGCAAATGATACCTTTCGCCAATTTCCGTCTAAATAACTAAAAAGTGTGTAATGTCACATACAGATTTGCACGCAGCAACTGAAGCTCGTGTTAAAGCAAGAAGACAAAATCCTAGTACAGATCAAAGTAAAGGAACTAACCAAAAAGGTAAAGGTGGTGAGGATAAGACTGCCAAGGTTTTGAGGTATCCTTATGCGATGCTGACAAATAATACTGACTATTTAAAAATTCAAATTGCAGCATATAATCCACCCCAACAAAATTTGGGAAGCACATTAGGAGATATTATTGACAAAACTAAAGCTGTAGATGTTCCAGGCACAACAAAAAAAATTAACCCATTGAATGAAACATTTTCTTTGACTACAGGATCTGAAACAAATGACTTTAAAAATAAAACAACAAAAAGTATAAAAAGCACAATATATCTGCCAATACCACAACAACTTTCTTCTAACACTTCAGTAAGTTGGGGTGACTCTACTTTAAGTCCTCTTGACGCTTTTGGTGTTGCTGCAACAGCAGGTATTCTTGATAATGGTTTCAAGGGAGTAAGTGATGCTATTGAAGCTCTTAAGTATACTCCAGATTTATTTGGAAATGAAAACTTAAGAAAAGCAGTTGTAACGGCTCTTTCTGGAGAAATAGTTGGACAAGTTGGTGGTAATGTTAGTGGTGCTCAACTTATTTCGAGAGCAACAGGTCAAGTATTCAACCCAAACCTTGAGTTACTGTTTGAAGGTGTCAATCTTAGAACTTTTCCATTCTCTTTCGAATTGTTCCCAAGAAATAAAAAAGAAGGGGAAGAAATAATGAAAATTATTCGTACTTTGAAGACATCAATGAGTGCTAGAAAAAAAGCAAATAAGGGTCAAAAAGGACTCTTTATCGGGGCACCAGATGTATTCCAACTAACTTATATGAAAGGTAATAATAATCATCCATTTTTGAACACATTCTTACCAATGGCACTTACAAGCTTTAACATAGTTTATACAGGATCTAACACATATTCAACATTCTATGATGGAACTCCAACTCATATGAGAATGGATTTAACCTTCAAAGAACTTAGTCCAGTTTATTCTGAAGATTATGAGGGCACAATAGGAGTAGGTTACTAAGATGTCATACTTTAGAGAACTACCAGATTTATTTTATCAGTCTCCACTCAAAGATAGAAACTCTTCTACCGAATATGTGAGAGTTAAGAATCTTTTTAGAAGAGTTAAACTCCGTGATGACTTGCAGAATGTTTTTACTGCATTCAATAAGTATGAAATTGGTGAAGGTGAGAGACCAGATACTGTAGCAGAAGATTTATACGGTTCTTCAGATTTAGACTGGGTTGTGATGCTTACTGCAGGTATCACTAATGTTAGAGATCAGTGGCCGCTTAGTGATTATCAACTTTATAAGTTTGCGGAAAATAAGTATGGAACTGAACTAAACAACTTTGCGTTCTATGAAACAACTGAGGTAAAAGATTCATCTGGAAGACTTATCCTTCCTAAAGGTAAAGTTGTTGACTCAGATTTTAAAATTCCAAATCCATCAAATAAAGCATCAGATTTAAATCCAGTTACAGGTGTTACTAATTATGAATATGAAGTCAGAAAGAATGATGAAAAGCGTCTGATTTATATTCTAAAAGAAGAATACCTACAAATTTATCTAAGTGATCTGAGAAGAATTATGCAATATGATAAGTCTTCTCAATACATCAATAGATCTCTTGCTACTACCGAAAATACTAGAAACACTTCACCAGAGTAGTTCTAGTTTCTTATCAAAAACCATCACATATCGGTGCTTGCGGGAGCGATCTTTCCATTCTCCCTCGGCACCTTTTATTTTGCCACGTGAATGCTTGGTGCCGTCGGCATAG